AGACCATTAAAGCATTAATAAAGCTATCTAAGCAGGATAAGGACAAGAGACAAGAAGAAAGGTATTTGCTTGAGACTTATGCCGATTCATTGCAATTAAACCTTTTTGATTAAAAATGAACATAATAAAAATACTATTCTGCAAACATTATAAAAGAATTTTAAAGCCGAATTATAGTTTTTCAGGGAGAAAAGCTGCTGATTTATATTGTGCAGATTGTGATAAGTGCCTTGGCGAGGGTACAATAATCGAGCTTATCGAACTCAAAAATTAAATGACATACAAATTCAACAAAGAACAACACACCGCCAAAATAAAAGCAGGCTTAGAAGCTGCTAAGAAGAAAGGCAAGAAGCTAGGAAGGCCGAAGGGTGGTAAGATTAAGGGCGAGGATGAGGTTATTGAAGCATATAACAGAGATGATAAAGTACCTTTTTTTGTACCTAAGATGACTTACAGCGAGATTGCGAAAGAGGTCGGAGTCTCCATAGGAACAGTACAGAAGATAATAAATAAATATAAAGCCAATAATGGACAAACCAAATAAACTAGAAGAAAACATTTGACTTAGAAACTAAGGCTTTTAAGCTTGATTTTCAATAATAGAAATATATTACATAGACCGCTCTCCAAACAGGAAGCGGTTTTTTTGTGCTTAGAATTATGTTAGGAGCTAATAGCTTTACATAGAGTAATTAATTATTAAAGAAGATGACTAAAGAGAAGAAGCTAACTTTAAAGCAAGAGAAGTTCATTGCAGAGTATTTAAAGACTGGTAACGGAACACAATCTGCAAAAGATGCTGGATACTCAGAGAATTGTGCTCAAGAGATAGCAAGCGAGAACCTATCAAAACCTATTATTAAAGAAAGAATACAATCTGCTGCTGAGAAACTAGGCATTACAACTGATTATGTCTTAAGAAACTTTAAAGAGATTTCTGATTATAATAGAGAAAAGGTTATTAGATTAAAATCTAAAGGTTCACAAGATGCTTCTGGAGAAACAGAAGATATTATTGTAGAACAAATGAGAGATGTTAATGCTGCTATTAAATCAAATGAACTTCTTGGTAAGCATTTAAAACTATTTACTGAAACAGTTGAGCTTGAAGTAAAAGAAGTGCCTAACGAAGAAAGGCAAATGGAACTAGCTAAGAAGATGGCATTTATACTATCTAGGGCAAGTTCTAAGTAAATTACCATTCTTTCCCGAAAAGTGACCTTCTTATTTGAGGCACAGAGGGGTAAGAATAACTTTTATAACCTAACATACCTTAACTATTCTATAAAATCATGGCACTAACAACAACCAATAACTCATTAGAAGTTAAAGATAATAATACTTTTGCGCTAACAGCACCTAAATCTATCAATGCTTATGTGCTTACTTCCAATACAGCATATGACGTTACTGTATCAGCTTTAACTGATGCTGGTGGCAAAGAAGCAATGATAGTGGATTTCTCCGCTAATCAAGACTTCTATGTATTATGGGGATCAACTGGCGCAGCTGTACCAGCCGCAAACATCCTCGACGGAACTTCACCAGAACTCAATCCATCAACTAGAGCAATACGAGGCGTAACAACTTTTAGTATTGTTTCACCAGTTGGTTGCATTGTGACTATGAAGATCTACCCTTTTCAATAATTAATTAAAATAAAAAATGTCAAAACAAAAAACACCAAATGTCTATGTATTAGACAATGCCAATCTAGGAACACTTACTCCTGCTGGTCAAGACAATGCTGGACTTAACGTTGACCAAGCTGTATTCCCTACATCAAGGGGAATCGCTTTAAATAACAAATGTGAGTTTAACCTTACAGATGTTTTAACCGTTACTTCTGCTCAAGTATTAGCTTTAAATGCTACTCCAATTACAGTATTGGCTGCTCCTGGCGCTGGTTATGCAATAGTAATTAATAAAGTTATTGCTAAACACGCTGCTGGAGCTGCTTACGCTGGTGTTGCTGCTGGTGAAGATTTAGTATTGAAATACACAGATGCTTCTGGTGCTGAATGTTCTGGTCAAATTGAAACAACTGGTTTCATGGATCAAACTTCTGCTCAAATTAGATCAGTATTGGGCGTTGCTGTTGCTCCTGTAGCAAATGCTGCTATCGTAATTCACTTATTAGTAGGTGAAATAACAACTGGTGATACTGATTTAGTATTATTAATTGACTATGACATTATCCCGACTGACCTGTAATCTATGTTAGATGAGATCTTGGATCGCCTCAATAATCTTCCTCCGGAAGAGTTAAAAGCTCTTGAGAAAGAAGTTAATGAGGCGATGCCAGATCAAGTGTGGTATCCTAACTCTGGACCACAAACAGACGCTTACTTTTCTAAGGCTGATATTCTCCTATATGGAGGTGAACCAGGCGGAGGAAAGACAGGTTTGTTAATAGGTGTTGCACTTACGCAACAAAAGAGAAGCCTTCTAATTCGTAAACAATTTACGGATCTGGAGGGCATTCTTGATAGTGTTGAAGCTATCACAGGTAAACAAGGACTTACAAGAGGTAATAGACCTCGTTATAGATCAACCGATGGAAGATTAGTTTCTTTTCAAGGTATGGGACAAACTGGTGAGATTGATACTTCTAAACAAGGTAATGCTTTTGATGGTATTCTTGTTGATGAAGCGGCTCAACTCCCAGAGAACGACGTAAGGTTACTAATTGGTTGGAATCGTGTAGGTTCAGGTGTACCAAAAAACCAAAGATGCAGAATTATACTTGGCTCAAACCCTCCAGTAAATCCAACTGGTGATTGGCTAGGCACTTTCTTTGCTCCTTGGTTAGACCCTAAATATATTAATCCAGCTAAGTTTGGTGAATTAAGATGGTTTTACTTTAACAGTGAAGGCAAAAGTGTAGAGACGCAACACACAGAAGAATTTGAAATAGATGGGTTTAAGTATTACCCAAAGAGTAGAACATATATCCCAGCTAAATTAGAGGATAATCCCTATATTAATGCTAAAGAATATCGCAAGAATCTACAAACAATACCAGAGCCTTTTAGATCACAGTTACTTTCAGGCAACTTCTTAGCCGCTAGAACAGATCAGCATAACCAAATAATACCTACTTCATGGGTTCAGGCTGCTATAGGAAGACATGAGAAAAGAAGTTTACCGCCAGAAGGCATTCCAATGTGTAATATTGGTTTAGATTGCTCGGGTGGTGGACAAGATGATGCTTGTTTATCTCCTCGTTACGATCATTACTTTAGCCCACTGATTAAATTCAGGACTAGTTCTAATGAAGCAGGCGAAGAAATGGCAAGTGAAGTCATAAAGACAAGAAGAGATAGATCAGATATTACTATTGATATGGGTGGTGGATATGGCTCAAGTGCTTGGAGAATCCTTAGAGAGAATATAGGAACTGAGTATTTAACAGCATATAGAGGCGGAGAAGTAGCCCAAAAGAGAACACAAGATGGTAAATTAACCTTTACAAACTTAAGAACACAAGCCTATTGGTCATTAAGAGAAGCTCTTGATCCAGAACAAAATGGTGGATCTCACATAGAGCTACCTAATGATAATAGATTGTTAGCTGGATTAACTGCTCCTACATTTGAATTGCAGGGAGTTAAGATTAAAGCTGAACCAAAAGATAAAGTAGTTCAAAAGCTTGGTTTCTCACCTAATGAAGCTGATGCAGTGGCTATGTCCTGGTTTGGTGGAAAGAAAGGTTTAGTGCCAATAACACAACAAAGGCAATCATTCTCTAAAGCCTTACCAACTAAAATGGCAAGTCAATATGACCACAGAAGAAATATTTAAGATTAAGAAAGTTACACCTGATGATTATGCAATGCTTAATTCATGGTATGCTGCATGGGGTTTTTCTGAAATAGCAGTAGATCAAGTATTACCTGAATATGGCGCTATTGTAGAATATCAAGGTGTAGGAATTATTGCTGCCTTCCTATTCTTAACTGATTCTGTTATTGCTCACCCTGAATGGATAGTGACCAATAAAGAGTTTAAACACAGGAAGTTATATAAATTAGCTTTCATTGAGTTGTTTAAGAACCTTGAAGAAGTAGCTAAGGCTAAAAATTACCACGCTTTTATACTATCAGTAAAGAATAGCTTCCTCATCAAGAGCTTGGAAGGAATAGGATTTAGAAAGACAGATACTAATATGACTAATTTAATAAAGGAAATATAATGGCATTTTCAACCGCAGCAGCTATATTGACAACTGCAGCAGTATTAACTAGTGGTGGCGTCGCTAGAAACCAAGTGAGAAACCAAGCTCAAGGAGCTAGAACTCAAGCTAGAGGTGCTTTGAATGCCCTAGCTAATAGGCCAGTTGCTCCCAATATAGATGATAAGACAATACAAGATGCAAGAGCGCAGAAGTTATTAAACCTACAAAAAAGAAGTGGACAAGCTTCTACTAATCTATCTCAGAACTATGGGGTAACCTCAAATACATTTGGCGGATAATGACACTCAACTCTAAAACACAATATCTAATAGATAGAGCAACTGGCTTACTTTCTACCAAGACACAGCTAAACTCGTTCTGGCAGAACATAGCTTACAACTTCTACCCACAAAGAGCTTTCTTCACTAGAACAAATCCTATTCCTTATGGAACAGACTTTGCTGCTAATCTTACCACATCATTCCCTTTGTTGGTTAGAAGAGACTTAGCAAGCGCAATATCAAGCTACCTAAGACCATCTGGTCAACAATGGTTTACAGTTGGCATAGCTAACAAAAAGAAGGATGAGAATTTATCCAATGAGTCTAGGAAATATCTTGAATGGGTAACAGAACAACAAACTAACTTCATTAATGATAGAGACTCTGGCTTTAAGAAGGCAGTAGATCAAGGTGATAGTGACTTTGCAACCTTTGGACAATGCGTTATATCTATTGAAGTAGACTGGAATAACAGGAATCTTCTACATAGATGCTGGAATATGAGAGATGTTGCTTGGTCAGAAGGTGTAAATGGTGTAATAAACTATGTTTGTCGTGAATGGAATACAACCATCAGAGAAGCTAATAAGATATTTAGTGATAAACTAAGTGCCAAGACTCAAGAGAGATTACTTAAAGAAGGTGATTCTAAGATAAGAATCTATCATATGGTAATGGAAACAGAGGAATATTATACATCTTACAGTAGCTCTAAAGATAGCAAAGATAAGATTGAGTTACCTTTCACGTCTATATTTGTAGAGGCAGAAGAAGGCCACGAGATAGAAGTTGTTGGATCTCCTACTATGATTTACTGTATCCCTAGATGGGAAACTGTTAGTGGTTCACAATATGCTTATTCTCCTGCTGTTATATCTGCTCTACCTGATGCTAGATTACTTCAATCAATTACTCTTTCATTATTAGAGGCTGGTGAGAAGGCGGTTAATCCTCCTGTTGTTGCTAAAGAGCAAGCAGTAAGAAGTGACATAGCTTTAATGCCTAATAGTATTTCATGGTTAGCTAAAGATTATGATGGGCCAATAGATAATGCCATTAAGGTTATGAACCTTGATAGAAGCGGTTTACAATATGGTCTTACCATGCAGGCTGAAACAAGAGAGATGCTTAAGGAAGCTTTCTATCTAAACAAATTACAGCTTCCACAATTTGATGGGAACATGACCGCTACAGAAGTACGTCAGAGAATCCAAGAGTGGATTAGATCAGCTTCTCCGTTGTTTGGCTCAATGGAAACCGAGTATAATCAACAAATGGTGCAAATGCAATTCGATACATTAAGTCACGTTGGTGCATTTGGTGGACCAGAAGTAATTCCAGAAGAATTAAGAGGTGAAGAAATAGAATTTTCCTTTACTAATCCTTTAGCGGAAGCAAGAGGAAGTGAAAAAGGACAGAAACTATTAGAAATGCAAGGTCTTATTGCTCAAGCAATTAATCTTGATCCGTCTATTGCTAATATTCCTGATGCTACTATTGCTCTAAGAGATGCACTAGAAGGAATTGGAATACCTGCTAAATGGTTGAAAGATGAAGATGTAGTTGCGGAGATTAACGAAGCACAAGCACAAGCACAACAAACTCAACAATATATTGAGACTTTAAATGCTGGTGGACAAGCTGCCGAGCAAGTGGGTAAAGGAGCAGAAGCAATTCAACAAGCAGGATTAATATAATGGATAAATATTTTCACTTCAACGGCGATAATAAGATTCAAAACATCTTCTTAAAGGAAGAGGTTATCGCTTTACAAAAATTGTCAAATGGAGAAGCGGGTGAGTACGAGCAAAAATTAGCTTATAAATCAATAGTTGAGAAACTATGTAGATTGCCTCATTCGTCTTTTACTGGAGATAATAACACTACTAACTTCAATGAAGGTGCTAGATGGGTAGGTATTAAACTTGCTCAAGCTATGACTGCTGACATTGATACATTTAAGGAAACAATCAAATAATAAATTATGACAAAAGAAATAATAGAGCCTGTTGCAGATACCTCTACTTCTACTATCGAAACTCCAAAATTAGGAGATTCTATTACACCTGAACCAGTAGTTGATGCAGTTGTAGTGCCTGAGCCTACAGATGTAGTTGCAGAACAGGTTGCGCAAGAGCATTCAGAAGAAACAAAGAAAGAATCTAAAGGTATATTAGACTCAGTAAAAGATGAGGCTGCCAAGGATGAGAAGGACGCAGAAGAATATTGGAAGGCAGATTGGAAAGAGAAGATTGCTAATGGCGATGAGAAGACCTTAAAGCAGCTTGAGAAATACAAGACTCCTAAAGATGTATTTGATGCTTACAAATCTTTAGAAACAGAGTTTTCAAGAACTAGACCAATAAAAGAGCTTTCAGAAAATCCAACTCCAGAAGAAGTTACTAAGTATCGTGAAGAAAAAGGAATACCAGCTAAATGGGAAGATTACGACACTGAATTAGGCGATGGTATTGTAATTGGAGAAGATCAAAAGGAATCAGTAGATAGATACCTTAAGTTATTCCACGACAAAAACCTACCTAATAAAGAAGTTAAAGAAATCTTAAAGGCTCACTTTGAGTTAGAATCTAAAGATATAACTGCTTTAAGTGAAAGAAGAGCGGCAGAACAAAAAGTTGCTACTGAAACTTTAACTAAAGAATGGGGAAATGAATTAAAGGGAAATGTTAATGCTATAACAACCTATTTAGACACTGCATTTAGTCCTGACTTATCAGAGGCTTTACAAGGCGCTGTATTGGGTGATGGTACTTCATTGCAGAATAATCCTGAATTACTTAACTATTTCTTAGGTGAAGCTAAAAGGACAATGAGTAGCAATACTATTACTCCTTCTGGCACATCAGATTATACATCTGCATCTGCTAGGTTAGCTGAGATCACTAAGATACACGATACTAACCCGAAGTTATACTTTAACTCACCGGATATTCAGAAAGAAGCTGCTGAATTAGCTGCACAGCTTAAGAAGTAAGACCAAAATTCGTTATGAATCAGGGAATGATCCCTGGGCTTAGGCCAACTTTACGCTTATACGATAGGACGCAATACAACAAAGCACAGACCCTCACGGATAATCTAATTGTTAAGTTAGAAAGCATACTCCTTTAAAAGAGCAATTTTTTAAAACAATTATTATAAATTAATATGACTGTATCATTTGCACCTGCAGCACCATTAGTTGTCTATAGAAATGACATTATAATGGGCTTTGAACGCAGAGAAAAACTTCTTTGGGGTTCTGTAACTAACCAATTTCAACAAAAAGGCTATCAAGCTGTATTTGAAGTTGCTGACACTGGCGGCGAGTATGCTGTAAAAAGAGGAGCTAACGGGTTTATTCCTGCTTCTACTTTTACACAATCTCAGCTAACAGCTACAATGGAAATCCAATTTGCTAAGGATGTTCGTAATAAAGAGGATATTTTAGGTTCTCAAGGCGACATTCAAAGAGTAATGACAGAATCTTCTGTTGGCAAAATCAATAGATCTATTGATAAAGTTATCTTAGATACTTTAGACTTAGCTTCTCAAACAGCATGGTCTTCTGCACCTTTGACTTCTGTATCAATTGATGTTTTTGCATCTTTGAAAGCATTATTGACTGCTGCTAAAGTACCTTCTGATGGCAACATCACTTGTGTAATTAATCCTTCTGTTGAAGCTCAATTATACAAATTACCTGGTTTCTCTAACAGCATGTATTCTGCTAATCGTCCTATCGACACAGCTTCTTTAGGTTGGATGGATAAGCCTAGAAAATACAGATGGTTAGACATTGACTTTATTGTTATGCCTGGTCTTACTGGTGCTAGTACTTCTTCTGAAACTAACTACATCTACCATAAAGCTTCTATTGGTTTAGCTGCTGATTTGACAGGTGAAGGTAATCCAACTATTGATGCTGGATACAACGGTGAGAATAAATACTACTTCGTGAACTCTGACTTCTACATGGGAGCTAAGATTATCCAAGATACTGGTATTTATAAATTCTATTCAGATGGGTCTACATTACTAAATGTACCTGCTTAATATTAACTTTAAATTAAAACTATTATGGCTTACTCAGCTCTAAACTCTCCTATTCTAATGTTCTGTAACATTAGCTCTGTTGAGAGAACTACTACTACTAGCACTACAAATATGTGGTACTACAACGACGCAGATGCACTTGCTACTGTTCAAGGAGCAGCATATTTCACAAATGCTGTTGAACTTGGAATGAAAGTTGGTGATATTATGCACGTTGCAGTATCTGGAGTTCTAAAGACTCCTACACAGTATGTATCCGCAGTTTCTGCGACTGGTGCAACTGTTGCTGATGCAACTGCTTAAGTAGGATTTAACGCCCTCAAATCCGGGGGCGTTATTTTTTTTCTAATAAATAAACAAAAAATTATGACAAAAGAAATTCCGAAACCTCAATATTTCATACCAACTAATTTGCAATCTGCTGATTATGCAAGGCAAGTTTTTAGGTATAGCTTAGATAAAGCCTTCTCAAAAGAAGATCTATTAGATACAAAAAATTGGAGACAAGTTGTTAAATCAACTCCAATGCTATCTGTAGGTGATATTATTGAAGTTTTAAGAGAAGACAATACTTTCTACTCAACTCTATTAGTTACTGGCAAGGTTAATGATGATCTATTCGTTAAGATTATTACCTTCACAGACTTAGAGAAGTCAGACAAGTCAACTGAAAAGAAAGAATTAAAGAGTTCAGACTATGAGATAACCTGGAAAGGCCCTCAAAAGAAGTTCACTTTAATAAGATTATCTGATAATAAAGAATTAAAAGACAAGTTTGCATCAAAAGATGAAGCTAATCACTGGTTTAAAAATAATTATTAATGGCTACTAAATTATCCCTATATAACGGTGCGCTTGCCTTACTAGGAGAGACACCTCTAAGTTCTCTATCTGAGGATCGTCCTGCTAGACACTGGCTAGACCGTTCTTGGGATAATGGAGTATTAGACTTTTGCCTTGAGCAAGGACAATGGAACTGGGCTACTAGATCAACTAAGATCACTTACTCAACTACCATTATCCCTGCTTATGGTCCTAAATATGCTTATGAAGTACCAAGCGACTTTAAAGGTATTAATTCAGTATGGATTGATGAGAACTTTACCGCCGCTTTAGAAGGCTATATTATAGAAGCAGGAGTTATTTATAGTAACTGGGATGTAATCTTCCTTAAATATGTTTCTAATGCTGCTACTTATGGAGGCAACTTAGCTAAATTTCCAGAAGTATTTGCAAAATATGTAGAGGCAAGACTTGCTAATGAAGCCCAACCAAACATAACTAATAGTGATTCTGTCTTTAGGAGAGTAGAAGTAGCTGAAAGAACAGCTTTAGCACAAGCTAAGAATAGTGATAAAAGAGATAAACCTTTAGATAGACTTCCTTTAGGTAATTGGACTAGATCAAGACTAGGTGGCAACCCTTGGGGTTATAATAACAACCATACATATTAATGGGTAAAACTAATCAACCATTACTAGCATTTAATCGTGGCTTAATAAGCTTACTTGGAATGTCAAGAATTGATGTTGCACGAGTAGCTTTAAGTGCAGAGATTCAAACTAACTGGCTTCCTCGCCTACTGGGATCAATGATGCTTAGACCTGGAATGGGCTTTATTGGATCAACATATCAGAACGAGAAGTCTTTTACTATTCCTTTTATATATTCAAAACAAGATATAGCTGGCATTGAAATCACTAGTAGTAAGATAAGAATATGGAATAACGCAGATACTTTAGTAACCAGAGAGGCAGTTGATACAACTATATTAAACGGCGATTTTGACACTGATCTAACTAGTTGGACTGATGCTGATGAGGTTGGCGCTACTTCTCAATGGCTTCTTGGTGGGTATATGGAGCTAACAGGTGATAGTATTAATTATGCTAATAGATACCAATTAGTCCCTATGGGTGCTTCTAGTGGGATGCAACACGCTTTAAGAATAGTAGTTACTCGTGGACCAGTATTATTCAGAGTAAGCTCTACTTTAAATGGCGGTGAATATATCAGCGAACAAACATTAGGCACTGGTACTCACTCCTTAACTTTCACTCCTACAGGCGCTTTTTATGTAGAGGTGTATAGTAATTTAGACCGCACTGTATTAGTTGATTCAATAGATTTAGAAAGTGCTGGTGTTTTAACTTTACCCTCCCCTTATAGTGAGGCAGATTTATCATTAATAAGACACGATCAATCTTCTGATATAGTTTATATAACTTGTAAAGGCTTACAACAAAGGAGAATAGAAAGAAGATCAACTACATCATGGTCTATAGTTCTTTATCAGCCAACTGACGGACCAGTTAAAGTTCAGAATACAACCCGAATAACATTAGCAGCAGGCGCATTAACTGGAAATACAACCTTAACAGCTAGTAAATCTTTGTTTAATTCAAGCCAAGTTGGAGGTTTATATAAATTAATATCAGACGGACAGAATGTTAATAATTCTGCATCAAGCGCAGATACATTCACTGACTATATTATAGTTTCAGGAATAGGAACAGCTAGATATTTCACCAGAATAGTTGATGGAACGTGGGCTGGAACAATAACATTACAAAGATCTTTTGATGAGGGTAGCTCTTGGTTAGATGTTACTACATTCACTAACGGAACAAGTGTATTTGCAGATGGATTAGACGATCAAGTAGTATGGTACAGAATAGGCTTTAAAGCTGGTGATTATACCTCTGGCACAGCGGAATTAACTCTTTCTTATGATTTAGGTAGTATCACAGGTTACTGTAGGATAACAAAATGGTCAAATCCATTAAGTGTAAATATAGAGATACTTAAAAACATGGGTAGTACAAGTGCTACTCTTAAGTGGTCAGAAGGTGAATGGTCAGACTACAGAGGGTGGCCATCAGCACTAGCCTTAGCAGAAGGCAGATTATTCCATGCTGGACTAGGTAAGATTTGGGGTTCTATTTCAGATGCTTATGAGAGTTTTGATGATGATGTTGAGGGTGATTCTGGTCTAATTTCAAGAAATATTGGTCAAGGTTCAGTAAAAGACATTAACTGGATATTAGGATTGCATAGAATTTTCCTAGGAACTGATACGGCAGAAAAAGGAATTAAAACTTCTTCTCTTGAAGAGCCTATTACTCCTACTAACTATAAATTAGCAGATGTATCAACACAAGGCTCTGCTCATGTTGGGGCTATCAAGTTAGATAAAAAAGGTGTTTTCGCTCAATCAAATGGTACTAAGATTTACCAACTAGATTATAGCGCAAGTGGATTAGATTATACTTCTACTTGTTTGAATGACGCAGTGCCAGAAGTAGGTGAGCCAAGTATAGTTAAGATTGCAGTTCAAAGACAAATAGACACAACTATTCATTGCATTAGATCAGATGGCAAAGTAGCCGTCTTGTTGTTTGATGAGATAGAGAATCTGAGATGTTGGATTGTTTTTGAAACAGATGGTGTAATTGAGGATGTAGATACTTATCCAGGAGATGTGGAAGATAAAGTTTATTACACAGTTAAAAGAACCATCAATGGTGCAGATGTTCGTTTCCGTGAGAAATTTGCTCTACAAAGTGAATGTCAAGGAGGAACTTTAAACAAACAAGCTGATTCATTTATTACTTACTCAGGAGTTTCTACCACCACAATTACTGGCCTAAGCCACTTAGAAGGCGAAGAGGTTGTTGTATGGGCTGATGGTGTAGATTTAAGTCCTGATGTTAGCGGAGTTCAAACTACCTATACCGTCACTAGTGGAGCTATAACCTTAAGCACAAGCGTAACTAATGCAGTAGTTGGATTGCCTTATACAGCTAAATATAAGAGTTCACAACTAGCTTATGCGGCTGCTTCTCCACTTAATCAACCTAAGAAGATTAATGCTTTAGGAATTATTGCTAGGAATATATGGTGGAAAGGTTTAAAATATGGGAAAGACTTTGACAATCTACAGACAATGCCAGAAGTGGTTAGTGGAAAAGTACAAACTGCTGGGGTTTATGATTACTATAATCAGCCAATGAGTAGTTTTGCTGGTTCATGGGATGTAGACTCAAGGCTTTGTTTACAAGCTCAAGCACCAAGACCTTGCACCTTATTAGCAGTTGATATGGCAATTACTACAAATGAGAAACAATAATACAATTCTTAGACCAGCAACCAGTAAAGATTTACAAACTCAAGGATCTGTAAGGGCTTGGGTACTAGAAGAAGATAATGAGATCATTGCTGTTGCCGGAGTTATGATTGATGGTAATTATACAGGGTTTTTAGATATACGAAAAGATCTACCTATCAAAGCATTCTGGAAAGCTTCTAAGGAAGTTATGAAAGAATTAAAGAAGTTAAATGCACCTATTGGAGTCATAAGAGACAAGAGGTATAATTCTTCTAAAAGATTCTTGACTAGATTAGGCTTTAAACTTTACAATATACAAAACAATCAAGAAACTTATATATGGGAACTTTAGCACTAGGGACAATGTTAATAGGTGGGCTGCTCCAAGCTAACGCCGCACATCAACAAGGAGTAGAAGCAGAAAGTAATGCTACTATTAACGCAGCTCAACTTAATATTGCTGCTGGTCAAGAAAAAGGTATAGGTCAAAGGAAAAGCGCAGAGGTTAGAAGGCAAAATAGATTACTTCAATCTAGGCAAGTAGCTCTAAATGCTGCTGGCGGAGGTTCTTCTAGTGATAAAAATGTTGCAGACTTACTAGCAGATACTGCTGCTCAAGGTGAATATGATTCTCTTAATGCTTTATATGAAGGAGATACAAGATCACAAGGAACAGCTAACAAGGCAGCTAGAGTTTACACAGAGGGTAGGAATGCCAGAAAAGCTTCTAAGACTAATGTATTATCTAGTTTGGTTAATACAGGATCTAATATTGGTACTTTTTATTCCAAGTATGGAACATCTGCACCATCATCACAAAGTGGTAATTCTTATCAATCCTCATCTCTTGATTTCTAATGCCAAAATTACCAGAGTTACAACAAAGATCAATTCCAAACGCAGTTCTTCAACCTGCTGGAGCAGTAGATAATACCGCCCAGATAAAAGCTGATGATAATTTAGGTAAAGCCTTAGAGAAGGCTGGTGGAGCAATCTATCAAATAGATCAACAACAGGATATGTTTAGTTACAATTCTGCTAAATCTGATTTCTATAGGAAGCAAATTGAATTAAATGATTCCATAGAATCAGAGCCAGACTATCAAAAGAGAGTACAGCTTTTTGATAAAGGTATGGATAGTATTAATAGTGGCTTCTCTAAGTCTTTAGGCGACAATAGATATAAAGGCACATTCCAAGATAATGTATTTAAAGTCAAGAATACCGGTAGACAGAAACTATTAGCCACGGCGAAAATACAACAAACAGCTCAAAATATAGCTACTGCTGCTAAAATAGAAGAAACAAATTTAGATTTATATAACAGGACAAATGACCCAGATATTAGAAATGGGTTACTTAAGTCTTCGGTTGATACTTTTTCTGCCGCCCTTCCTTTAGATGACCCACAAAGAGATGTGAAAATCGCAGAATATAAACAAAGAGTAGGTGAAAGATTCGCTATGCACCGCCTTAATGACTTACCAGTTGATGACCAAATAGCCGTCCTTACTCAAGATGAGAAGAAGATGGAAAGTAATTTCGCTAAACATATCCCTGCTGATAAAAGACAATTACTGCTTCAAAAAGCTGAATACGCAAAAGAACAACAAAGGGATTTAGCGGTTGCGGCTGTAGAGAAGAATAATAAACGAAAGAAACAGAATGCAAATAATGGTGCGTTCAAGATAGTTAATGAAGGCGGAACAGTAGCACAAGTACCCCCTGAGATGTGGTTTAACCTGGATGAGAAAACAAGAGAAGATCTAAATACCCTCCAGTTACAAAGAGCTGGCTCAGTAGGTTTTGATAAAGTAAAGAGTCAAATAGCCTATAATGATTACTTTAGTATGTATGCTAATAATCCAAAAGCTATGGGAGATGTTAATCCTATTGATATTCAAACATCAGTAACACCTGATAGGGCTCCTCAAGTATTAAAATGGAGGGAGGATGCTTTACAAGGTAAAGATGCCCCTGCTACATTTGGAGTACAAAATACTATTCTAACTCAATCTTACAAAACACTTGGTATTAAATCTGATACAGATCAAGCTAAATTCTCCTCAGCCTACATCACTGCTATTGATGCCTTCGAAGAAATAAATGGTAAAGAACCAACTATTGATGAGTTGAGAAGTATATCAAATGATTTAATTGCAAAAGTATCAGTTGAAGGCTTCTTATATGGAACGAATAAAGAACCTATTTACAAAGTAGAAAAAGATACTAAACTAGTAGTACCTGATGCTTTTGCTAATCAATTATTATTAGAAGCTAAAGAAGCAGGCATGGAGTTTCTTA